TGAAAAGCGCACCACCCTCTTTAGCACCGATCTCAACCACATGAAGGAAATTCATTATCGACTTGAATCCATTCATCAGGCTCTTAAAGCCATTTCCAACCTTGGTAAGTATTCCTACAAAAAACTTGCCAATAGCAGAACTCTCCTTCAACCAAGTGAGGAAGCCGCCGAAAGCACCCGACAGATTCAACAGACCAATGATCTTCTTGATGGCTGTGGTAACAAATCCAACGACAACCCCTGCGACCAAGGTCAGGATCAGAAGGATCTTGGTCAGCAATCCGCTGTTCTTGAAAGTGTCAAGCATGTCCGACAGAATTGCGTTTGTCAATTCTGTGCTTTTCTTGAAGTCTAGGTACCACTTCGGAAGTCCTGCATCTTCCTTTTCCTTCTCGATGGTTCGGCGGATGTCATCCTCGATCAGAGTGGTCTGATAGAGTTGATTTGTTTCGAGGTTCTTAAATATCCCAAGTTGCTTTTGCGCTTCTTCTTTGCGCTTCTTGTATTCATCAGATGCATTTTTCTCTGCCCGCACAGCAGCAATTGCAGCGGGAATGCCCTGACGGATGTACTTCTCCTGAAGTTCCTTCTGAACCGATTCCTGTGTGATGTTGTCTCTTGACTTGATGAGTTCTTTCAGGATGGATTGCTTGAAGTCCTTGCTCTCCATCATCTGCATCTTGAACCGCTCTACTGCCTTGGGATCGTCGGTGTTGAGTTCCCCACTTTCCTCAGCCGACTTGATAGCGGACTGCATGGTCTCTTGGATGGCTGCAAGCGACTCCTTGTTGAGTCCCGACATCTTGGAGATCGATGCTGTGTCTGTACCACCCGAGACAGAATTAAGTGCTGATTGAACCTTATCACCAAGTTCCTTGTTCAGGGAATCTGTCTGCATGGCTATGGCTTCTTCTTCTGCCATAGACTTCAGAACAAAGTCATCTGCAAACTGCTTGAACTCGCTCTTGGCTTCCTTCTCAGTATCAATCAAATCCTTCATCTTGGTGTTGAGGATTTCTCTGCCATCTTTACTGATGTCGAGATGCTTCTTCGCCACATCGATGGAGACATTGGCATCATCAGAAAGGACGATGAGATACTCGTCCATTTCGTCTTGAAGTTTCTTGATGCTGTTGGTTACATTTCCGAGGCTTGACTGGTTCTCTTCTTGGAACCGCATTGCAACGAAGAGATCTTTTTCCGCAGCAGCAAGTTCGGCCTTGTCACTTCTTTCTTTCGCAGCAAATGCCCGCTTCTCAGCATCTAGAATGCTCTTTTCATTGTCTTTTAGGCGAGATACGACAGCATCGAGGAGTTTTGTTTGCTCCTCTTGTTGCTTGAGTTGCTTTTTGATCTCCTCCTCGAAAGACTTGTCGAACTTTGGGGTCACCTCGACCTTTACATTCGGAGCATTTCCACCCACAGAAGAACCACCGCCCGTGCCTTGCGTGTTGTCGCTGCCGGGTGCGGTGGTCTTGTTGGGATTGATCTCGTCTGCCATGGGGGGTTAGTTCCTGCCTGTTACTTGTGGTTCTGCTGCTCTTGTTCCATTCGCTCTTTCTCTTCCTTCAGGTGCTGTATCAGTAGTTCGATGTAGATTCGACGCTCCCACGGAATCATGCCTTCTATTTCTTCGAGCGAGTATTTGTGATGCTGAACCATCGCAAAGTTCGTCTCGAAATAGGTCAACAGGCTATCGTGGGAGGTCGATATCAGAAAAAATCTTGGGCACCTCTCAGAGTGATGACTTCATTGTTACCGCATTTGCTGCATGCATATGGCACTTCTTTCTTCAACTGTGGCATGGTCTCGAAGAAGTCGGAGACCTTCTTGAACTGCGTCTGCGTGAAGTTCTCCAAGAAGTCCAAGACCTCACCCTCTTCTAGATCCTTCGTGACGAAGGTTCCCTTTGGGGTATAGATTTTGTCGATGCACGATGCCATCATCTTGAACATCCGAAGGGTTTCTGTTTCCAGACTCTGCATCTTTTCGATGTCCAAGAATCTTGGATAGCGCATCTCAAGAATTACATCTTTCGATACCTCGATCTTGTTGCTGTGTTCAGGTGTTTTCGTTGGTTCGAGCGATGCGAGATCCACGACCACTTCATTGACTTTCTCGCACTTCGAGCATTTGATTGTGGGCTTTGCCGTTTCACCTACCGACTTGCTGCGGATCTTGAGGAACAGATATTCGATGTCCATCATCGGAGATTCGGACATATCAATCTTTCCAAAGGTACATGCACCAACAACATCCCGCATGGCACGATACATCTCCTGCTCGTTCTTCGATTCCGAAGCGATGAGAAGAATCTTCTCCTCCTTCACTAGGAAGGGACGGTATTCGATCTTCTTGCCGTTGCTAGGCAAGGTCAGTTCGTGTGTTGGTGTGGTCGCAATTATGCCCGATAGCGTGCCCATGATGTTATCTCCTTTGGTTCATGGTTTAGAAGTTGCCTGAGTACCATCCGAGGAAGCCCTGTCCCTGCGAGATGAACGCCAGACCCTTGGTCAAGAGTTGTGAAATTTCGTCGTTCGGATTGGTGTTCGGCAGACCGTCCACCTTTGGATTGATGAGTCTGCCGTCCACGCCACGAGGAACATTCTGCGATTGGTTGTACTTCTGACGAGAATACGCCTTTTCGAGGCTCGTCTTGGACTCTCGCTTTTGGGATTCCTTGAAGTCGTTTTGTGCATCCTGCAAGGTTGCCTGTACGACATCGCTTCGGGAGTATGTCTGGTTGATGTTCCGAAGTAGTTCGGCACGGGAAAGGATGCTTTCGGCAGTCTCACGGACAGTTTGTCGAGTGAAGTTTCCGTTCTCATCAACGATCCGCATGGCACTATCGATGCCCCTGATCTTGGGTTCGTTGATGCGACCGATCTCCCTGTACATGAAGTCAACCTTTACCTTCAGGGGTTCAGTAGAAGACGCATATGATTGCGCCCCACCATTGACTGTGAAGTTGTATGGGTATATCTCGGTCAGGCGAATGCCCGATACCAGATCTTGGGATGTTATTGATTCGAGTGCAGCCTCGAAAGACGGAACGATGTTGGGTAGTTCAACGATGATGATCGATGACCCCTTGGCGAAATCGTTATAGTATGACTGCTGCTTGGTCACGGGATCAATGATGAGATTTTGCCACATCTCAAACACATTCTTTTCGAACATGTCACCAAGTACATAGAACTCGAATGAGACTCCCGCAGAGTTGTTTGAGTTGATGCCGTATGGCACATACTGTGTAGGCTGCGTTATGTTGACCTCGTGAGTCAAGAATGACTTCTGTGGCAGCGTGACGGCAAGGTTGGTCATCGAGAGCCGTTGCTTGATCTCTTCGGAACTGTACCCAAGTGACGCAGCAACGGTTGGGTTTGGTTGGATGAGGACAAGGTAGCGGTTCGCACGGGCGAACCCCTTATCACGCATGTTTGCCATGAATCCGTCAACGAAGTTTACTGGCATAGTGGTTTACTTACTGTATCTATTCGCCCAAGCCCACACTTCTTCACGAGATGCCCCCTTGAACTTCTCAAGAGGCATGAAGGTGGTGAACTTCCACTCATCGGACGGGATCACATTCACCTTGGTATTGATGCAGTTGATGTAGTACCGCTTGATGGCGGCTCTGTAGGGCTTTAGTTTGGCGGTGGCTTTGAGGAGGGGATAGGGGGTCTTGAACAGGGCTGGAGGATCAACCACATAGTCCTTGTTGTCCACGAACTTGAGGAGGTCGTTCAAGAACTTGGCACGGACGATGGGGTGCAGATAGTGGAGATTCAGACCAAGGATCGAGTTTCCTCTCTTATGCAGGAGGATCACTAGTGGAAACGAGTCCCAAAACGGCAGCACATCCTTGGTCTTCGGCTCATATCCAAAAAACAGCATTGCACCTTCCCGTATGTTTCCCGGCTTGGTGGCAGCGGGCTTCTCACGGTTGAAGTGTTCCGACCGCATCTGTGTTTGGATTTTGGACAGGTTGGTGGCTAGCCAACGGGTGGCTTGGTCAGACTGAAGATCCTTGCCCGCCCGCATGAACTGTCCGATGACTTTTTGGACTTCCCGCTTGCTCATACCGTCCCTCCTGATTTGGAGAACAGATTGTCTTCGGTGAGTAGTTTGAACTCCACCCCTTGTCCTCGCAGACTTTTCTAGCAGCAGCCCACTTTGCGCTGTTTACTAGCCAATTCCGCATTTGAATAATCTTGGACTTGGACACTCGCTTGGATGTGGGTGTTTCGGGCTGCTTGGTCTGCGCCTTGGGCTTCACTTCGATCAGGAAGATCTTGGTCTCGCCCTCCTTGGACTGCACCTTGACCCAAAAGTCAACGAAGTAGCGGTGCGTCCTCCCGTCGATGGGGGACACATAAGGAACCACAACCTCTTCCGATGACCACTCGATGACTGACGAGTTCTCATCGCAGAAGATCATGAACTTCCGCTCCCACAGCGACCGATAGAAGCAAGTTGTTGCGTCTCCCTTGTACTTCTCGGGATGCTTGGGGCGATAGCGTCCTTTGTAACTTTCGTTGGATCGTCTAATGATGCACCTCGGCACTATTTATGGCTAGCGACTCGCTAAATATCCGTATGCCAGAATCACAGATTTACCCCGCAGGATCTTTGGATGGTGCCTTTGGCGATCTTCAGTCCACGAACTTCGGTGGACCGAACCTTCGTGTGCGAGACCCATTCCAACAAAAGTTGTATGGCGATTCTCCATCGTGGGGCATTCCACCGCTGATGGTTTATCCCATCGATCTTGGCTCTTCTCCTGAATACCAATTTGCCATTCGGTTCGATATCAACGAGACCGGTGGCGATACCTTGCAGCAGAAGAGGTCTGTGCAGACATATGTGTCCAATGAGATTCGAGGAAGTGTAAAGGATGCTGAAGGCAGTTTGAGTTTCGGTCAGTTTGCTGACCTGACTGTTGCAGCAGGAGGTGCGATCTACGACACCATATCGGCAGCGTTTGGTGGAACTGGAGTCGTTCAGAACGCAGCCACACAAGGAAAGGGAAGAGATTCGTTTGTTGAGGAGGCAACGGGAATTGGTGGACTGACCAAACCAGCAGGAAGCATTTACCTGTATCTGCCTGGTGCAATCAACATCGGGTATAAGTTTGAATATGAAGATGCGGATCTGACTGCAATGGATATTCTCAAGGGACTTCGTAGCCTGACACAAACGCAAACGGAAGGTGGCGCAGACGCACAAGCGGAAATAGCCAGAAAGATGGGAATGTCAGCGATCAAAGTCGCAGACAGCGTTACTGAATTGGTTGGAGGAAAGGACGGTCTTTCCAAGATGGTCAACGCCAGCCAAAGACAGGTTGAAAATCCATTCGTGGTACACATGTTCAAGGGTGTTGGTAGACGAGCATTCCGGTTTGCATTCAACATGATTCCTCGGTCGGAGGAAGAAGCAAGGTCAATCAACAACATCACAACCATGTTCCGCAAATATGCCCACCCTCTACGGTCGAAGGGCGGGCGTTACTTGGACTTCCCCGCAGAATTTGGCATCACTTTCTTGTACAAGAACCAAGAGAGCATTCGTTTGCCGAAGATCAGAAAGTGCGCTTTGACGGGCATCAACTTGACATACGGCGAAAACACATTCACAGCGACAAAGCCTGATGCTGAAGGTTATGTCAATCCGACCAAGGTTGTAATGGAACTTGAGTTCTCCGAACTTGAACTCCTTACGCAACAGAGCGTGACGGAGCAAGGAGCCTAATCCATGCCGTATTTCTCAAACATGCCCGTATTCGACTATCCGCTAGTCGTAAATGGGAAGACCAAATACATCAATGCACGAAACATCATGGTTCGTGCCAAGTTCCTTGATTACATCAAGGACACCCAAGCCGCTTACTTGAATTACACTATTCGTGATGGTGAGCGTCCCGAGACCTTGGCATACCGCATATACGGTGATGCCACTTTGCATTGGGTGGTCTTGCTGTTCAATGAGATTCTTGATCCCCTCTTCGAGTGGCCTCTCTCGTCCTACGATTTGGAATCTTCTGTGAATGCGAAGTACCAAGGAAAGGCATTGTTCGTTGACTTGCGCTCTGTGCAATACAAGAAGAATGGGCGCATGGATATTGCCAAAGAGGAGTTGTGGTATGAGGTGGGTTCAAAGATCACACAGGTTGATAGCACGGGAAAGGTGATTTCTAGTGGCACGATTCTGTCTTGGGATCCTGATCTGTACAAGATCGTGGTGCAACAGGACGAAACGCCTATTGCGGGTTTCGGCGTGACAACAGGGATGGGTAACGACACCAATCCATATCTCGACTATGTACACACTCGCAGCGATGGTGTTTCTCTGTATGCAAGAATCGGAAAGGTGGTACAGATCAACCGTGAAGCGGTACACCATTTCATCGATCAGACTCTAGGCGGTATAGCAGATCACCACGCAAAGATCATGAACAATGATGGTAGTGTTCTTGATAGTTGCATCATCGAGAGATACGCAAAGTACGGTCAGGAGAGAATCCTGTTGTCAAACAGGACGATCTTCTCGGTGTCTAACTATCAGCATGAGATCGAGCAGAATGAGAAGAAGCGCATCATCAAAGTGATGCGTCCAGAACTGATAGATGTTGTCGTTAAGGATATGAGAAAGGTATTCGGTGGCTGACAGATCTCCCGATAGAATCTATCAGGCAGGAGATGTTGTAGTAGATGAGATCAAATTGGTCTCCTACTCGGGCTTTGAACTTGATCTTCGTAAGATGGTGGGCGACTTCTCGATATACGAAGACATCTACTCGAATCACCTGTCGGGATCCATAGTGTTCCCTGACTCGATGAACCTAGTCAAGAATTTCCCCATCATTGGGGATGAAGAACTGTTCATCACCTTTTACACACCGGGTGTTGATCCTCACCCCCGTAGAGTGCGGTTCAAGGTGTTCAAGATTTCTTCTTTTGTCCGTGGTACAGGAAGCACAACAGTTGCCGTTCGCTTGGAGTTTGTTACTCCAGTTGCGGAAGTCTCCGCAAGACACAAGTTGAACCGATGCTTCAAGAGTATGACCTTTGGTGAGATGGTAAAGTCAACATATGCAGAAATGCAGAAGCAGGATTCAAATCTGCCGCCCCTGTTTGCAGACGATACTTACGGACAGTCTACGGTGATCATCCCCAATTGGTCGCCTCTCTACGCAATCAACTGGTTTTGCCATAGATCCGTGTCCAAGCAGAATCAGCAGATTGCCGACTATGTGTTCTTTCAGACACTAGATGGTATGAACTTCTTTCCGTTGTCCAAACTCAAATCGCTTGATTCCGTCTGCACATTCAAATCCGCTCCTGGTGGGTTTAGATCCGACAAGGGCGAACGCATGATCGAATCTGAACTGCGAAACATCACCAGTTACTCCATTCGTGACATGGGCGACAAGTTGCGAGAAACCAAGTTGGGGGTGTACTCGTCTCACATGCTTGTGCATGAGATGACCACGAAGTCTTACTACGGCACAGTCTACTCGTATAGGAATTCGTTCAACGAAACACCACACATGAATAAGGGTCGAATGGTTCCTTATGACAGCAAGATTCAGGATCGTCCTGCATCGCAGATGAAGTACTACAACAAGTCACACTTCATGTTCGATGGGATCGATGATGCCAACTACATCGACCGTGCCCAAGACAGACAGTCCTTGCTGAATCAAATGAACGCCTTGACGATGACCATCGATGTCTACGGCGACACTACTCTTCGTGTGGGCTACATGGTGAATCTTGAGTTCTTCTCCCAAGAGTACACCAAGGGCAAGGACGATTATCTCGATCCATACCTATCAGGTAAGTACATGATCACGGGAATCATGCACAATGTCGTTGAGGGCGTACATACCATGAGAGTAACCATCAGTCGTGACTCCTATGGTGAGCCGCTGCCCGACAAGAAAGCGAAGGATCTGTCGTGATCGAAAGAGCAGACTATGTCGGTTTGGACAGGTTCGTTTGGTGGCACGGTGTCGTGGAAGACATCAACGACCCGCTAAAACTCGGGCGTGTGCGTGTGCGTATCCTCGGGTGGCACACGGAGGACAAAACAAACTTCGGTATCCCCACAGCAGATCTTCCGTGGGCACAGGTCATGCAGCCCGTGACGAGCGCAGCGGTCACCGGAATCGGTAGGTCGCCCACAGGCATCCTACAGGGGTCTTGGGTCATCGGGTTCTTCCTAGACGGTCTGAACGCACAGCAGCCGCTTGTGATGGGATCCTATGCGGGCATTCAGAAGCCCGACAAGATCAGCAACAACACAGCCAATAACCTACCGTCCACACCTTACAACGATCTTGGAAAGACAAGAACGACCAATCGGCTGATGAACAAGGATCTTGGTTTCCGTGATCCAAAGGGCATCTATCCGATTGAGGGACGGATGAATGAACCCGACACCAATCGCCTCGCCCGCAACGAGAACATCGATTGGACTGTGGTTCAAAAGAAGAGAAACAACATTCTGAATTGCGAGACGGCTCTGTATGGCTATTGGCAGGAGCCACCGACCCCATATGCCGCTAAGTATCCTCACAATCATGTGACGGAGACCGAATCAGGTCACATCTTCGAGATCGATGACACGCCGGGTCATGAGCGAATTCACAACTACCACAAGGCAGGAACCTTTACTGAGATCCATCCCAACGGTAGCGAGGTTCACAAGGTTGTCGGTAATGAGTGGAACATCACGCTGAATGATCGCATGATCTATGTGCGTGGCAATACCACCTTGAACTCCGACAAGTTGCTGAAGATTCGGGTCGGTAAGCACCTTGAGATCGAGACCGAGGGTGAGATGCGTGTACTCGTGAAGGGCAACACAATCATGGAGACGCAGGGAAATTTCCTCCATAAGGTCAAGGGCAAATACACAGTTGCAAGCGAAGGGAACATGCTTTTCGTAGCCCCTCGCATTGATCTGAATCCGCAGGGTTCATCCGCAAAGACAATCAAGACTCTGCTTTCAAAGTTGAGATCAACCGTCAAGAAGGTGTTCAGCAGGAACTGATAGATGCTAGGACCAACGCCATACAAGAACCTTCCTCCGATCACATCGGATACACAAGCACCAACACCAACAATCGATGGTGTTGCTGTTCCTTCGGATCTGAAGATCAGCAGTAGCGAGTTGATCAGCCTTGCAGAAGCCCCCGAGGTTCTCGTTCCATCCACTTATGATGAGGCTCTTCGAAACGATGAAGTCTTGAGCAACGCAGAGTTGATCGATGAGAACAACATACAGGTATTTCCGAGCAACGCAACCAAGGAAGAGATTGCTTTTGGCACACCAATTCCAACGCAAACGGATGTTGGCGCATTCGGCGGCGGCGTGGGAACATCAACCGCTCCTGGTCTTGCCAAGGTAGATACTGCGGCACCTCTAACCACAGATGAGAAAACCGTCTTGGTGCAGAACTCGGTTCTTGTTGAGACGGCGGGGGTCACAGGAACGGGCGAGACCTATGAACTTGGAACCAAGTTGCCAGAGTCCACATCGGCACAGAAGACAATTCAGAGCATTCTAGCCACAAAAGCCAATCTTGAGCCTGTGGATACGGACATCATTGAGGTGCAGGAGTTTGTAGTTCCTGATGCCCCATCAATAGTCGATGGTGGGGAGTTCTGACATGCCGATGACCCACAGCGGTCAGTACGCAATCGAGCATTACTACCCCGGTGGATTCGGACCAACGGCAACGGATTGCAAATTCACATGGCTACCCACGACACAGACGATCCCGAATCCTATCTTTGAACAGGAGACGGTTGGACCGAACGGTTGTGTTCAGATGTCTGTGGCAGCAAACTATACGGAATGCCTTTCATCAATCGTTAATCACACCTATGTTCCCAAACCTGGAACGAGTTACATCGACTTCCAATGCTGTGGTCCGGGAGAAGACGATATCAAGTATGCCCTTCTAGGCGGCGAGTTCCCACCGAATCTCTACCTCGATATCGATACGGGAAAGATGATTGGTCTCATTGACGAACTTGAGGTGATTGCACCTAAGCGTTTGGGTGTCCCACCGGGCTTCAAATTCGATGAGACGAACTACCTGAAATACGCCGTTCCCGGATTGGCTCTGAAGTTCTATGTCAGGGCTTTCGATTCGGGTAACACGGGATCATACGATGATAGAGAAGTGCAGATGTATGTCAGGACAAATTGGAGTTCACGGCGGGATAGATTTGTCCTAAATATCGAGAATCAGTTCTACCTTGACGGGAAGCCCGTGGACAACAAGACCTATGTCAAAGGTATGAAATCTAAAGGTTACTACCCCGGTCCAGGTTGCAAGTAAGGAGTTTCCAAGTGCCAGCAGTTCATCGACTCAAAGACATCTGTTCAGGACATGGTTGCTTTCCGCCACGCTCCAACATCTCGGCATCCTCGAATGTCAAGGTGAACAGTCTGGGTTGGCACAGGAGAGGCGATGGTTGGCACAAGCATTGCTGCGATCACCATTGCCACACGAGCGTGACCGCAGCAGGATCGTCTAGCGTCTATGTCAACAGCCGAGCAGCAGTTCGTATCGGTGACCCCGTGCAATGTGGGTCGGCGGCTGCTACAGGCTCAACCAATGTGTACTGTGGGGGGTAATCAATGGGAGTCTTCACAAGCATATCATCGGCATGGTCATTCTGGTTCGATCTCGGAGTCACCTTGGCAGCAACTGTTAGTGGGATCTATGGCGGAATCATTTATGCCCGCAAGAAGGACAAACAGACAGAGCGGCATGATGCCGAGATCTCCCCGAAGTTCCAACAGCAACAAAACATCATAAACGACTGTCTCGTAGCCCTCCGTGTACGCACGAACGCAGATCGAGTCAAGATTGGGCAGTTCCACAACGGCGGCAAGTTCCTCGATGGAAGCCCCATGAAGCGATTCTCGATCACTCACGAGTCTTGCGATATGGGCGTACCGTTCGAAGGAGCCAACCTACAGAACATCGTGGTCACCATCCTGTGGGATCTGATCTCGTATGTCAAGCAGAACGACACCAGGTTGTGGTACACGAGAGACCTTCCCGAAGGACACTTCCGTTCCTACAACAAGTCCCACGGTATTGATGCATTCATGGTTTTGCCGATTCGCAAGCACGATCTGATTACTGGATTTGTCATGGTCGAGTGGTGTGATCTTGACAAGATCCCCGATACCTTCGATGCCACCAATGAAGTCATGAAGGAATTCCGATCCACCATTGAAGTCGAACTTCTATTGAGGTAACCCATGTCGCAGTTCAACGGCAACGCAGCAGATCTTGACATCAACTTTGAGCGCAACATCTTCACCAACGATGTTGTGCTGAAGACTGGTGAGGAGGCTATTCGCCGTGCCGTGAAGAGCCTTGTGTTGCTGAAAAGCAACGAAAAGCCGTTTCACCCCGAGATCAACGCAGGCATCACGGATCTTCTGTTTGAGAATGCAGATCCAATCGCAGTCGAAGAAATCAAGCGAAGAATCCGTCAAGTCATTCTTCGTTTTGAGCCAAGGATCATGGATCTGACCGTTGACATGGAATACAACATCGACAAGAACTATGTGAATGTGAAGATACTTTACACGATTCGCAATGTTCGACAGGTTTTCACGACCAGCCTAGCACTTCAAAGGACTCGATAAATGGCAAACACACCCATTCGTGAACTAGACTTCGATCAGATCAAGCAGAGCCTGAAGGACTATCTGCGTGGGCAGGAGCAGTTCAAGGACTACGATTTCGAGGGTTCTACCATGAACATCCTCCTCGACCTCCTGTCCTACAACACCCACTATCAGGCGTTCTATGCGAACATGGTTGCGAACGAGGCGTTCCTCGATTCAGCAGTCGCCCGCAATTCTGTGGTGTCCCTTGCCAAGCAGTTGGACTATCGCCCTCGCTCGAAGAAGGCTGCTCGTGTGGTTGTGAACATTCAATTGGCGAATCCAAATACTCAACGAAGGTCCGAGGCTGTCGGCATATCAGTTGGTGCAGGAAAGGAATACATTCCCGCAGGCACTTACTTTTCCGCCAGAAACGCACTTGGAAAGACTGTCTCGTTTGTCACCTTGGACAACTACAAGTTCAAAGTAGTCAATCCAGGACAGATCAGCCAACAGTCAAACCCATATTGGGTAATGGGTGCCACCCTGTATGAGGGGAATCTCAAGACAGCGTCATTCATTGTGAACACCAAAGACACTCTACAGAAGTTCATCATTGATGACACGAGCATCGATATCGATACTCTCACTCTCCGTGTTCAGAGATCGACTACAGATAGCGAAGGTGTCGTTGATCTTTGGGTTCGTGCCACGGACATCAACAACCTGAATGGCGATTCCAAAGTCTTCTTTGTGCAAGAGGCAGAGAACGGCAAATGGGAAGTCTACTTCGGAGATGGCGTTGTCGGAAAGGCAGTAGAGAACGGCAACCTCATCTCAATGGTCTATCTGAGTTCGAATGGCACAGATGGAAATGGGATTGGCTCAACCGATTCACCACAGGCACCTACATTCACAACGAACAATACCGAGTACAAGGTCTTTGTGCAGACCGATGACATGGGTATTCCTCAACCGTCCTTTGGCGGAACCGATCCCGAATCCATCGATTCGATCAAGTACTACGCACCACGAAACTATCAGGCGCAGGATCGTGCCGTGACTGCGGACGATTACCTGTCCATCCTTGCCCGTGAGTACTCCCTTCGTTCAGACTCTTTCCTTGTGTGGGGTGGCGAAGAAAACGATCCGCCGCAATACGGAAAAGTGTTCATCTCCATCAAGCCGAAGAACAGCGCAAAATTGTCAATCACGGAGAAGGAAACTATCGCAAACACCATCCTTGGAAAGCGGAATCTCCTGACGGTCGTTCCGGTTGTCGTGGATGCAGACTTGACCTATATCAACTTTGATATCACAGTCTACTACAATCCGAATGCAACTACGGCAACTTCTGATGTGTTGGCGACCGGAGTTCGGAACAAGGTGTTGGCATACAGCGATACCTACCTCGATCAGTTCGGAAAGAACTTCAGGCAATCCAAGTTCAATGCTTATGTTGACGGGCTTGATCTTGCAATCAACAGCAGCGATTCGACGCTCATGCTCGAAAAGCGCATCGAGCCGCAGTTTGAACGCACACTTCCATACACAATCAAGTTCGACAACAAGTTGTGGCACCCCGTGGATGGCTATCCTTCCATTCTTGATTCGTCGGCATTCTATTACACCGACTTGACCTCGAATGACATCGAAAAGCCACGGATCATTGCATATCTTGACGATGACGGATATGGAAACATTCGAATCTACAAGAAGGTGGCAGAGGAAAGAATCTATTTGAGCCGCAAGGCGGGCACCGTTGATTACACAACGGGACTTGTTCAATTGAAGTCCTTCTCGCCATTGGGTATTCCGGATGGGTCGGTGGAGATTCGCATCATGGTCAAGCCTGATCGTGGTGACATCTTCGTCCGTAGAAATCAGGTCTTGGTCATCAATCCAAACGAAATCAATGTTTCGATGGTTCAGGAGAAGAGCGTCATCGACAATAAGGCAAGCGACAGCGGGTTCCCATTTAGGGCATAAGTCCCTAAAGGCAAGCGACTGATGAATGCCAATCTAGAGCATAAGTAATAGGTCATGGAACAAGATTCCTTCAAGCAAATTTCAAGCCTCGTCCAAGGTCGTTTGCCCGAGTTTGTTCGGGTTGATCACCCAACACTTGTAGCATTCTTGGCTGCATACTACGAATGGTTGCAGATCAAGGATCGTGAAGGCAAGATCATGAGTCCTATGGTGCTTCAAGATGTCATCGACATTGATGCAAGCATGGACGAGTTCTTGACGCAGTTCAAGAAGGAATACCTCTACAACTTCCCCGAGCAACTTGCTATCTCAAAGTCTACAGGAAAGCCTGTGGATAGCCGCAAGTTGATGAAGAACATCAAGTCCTTCTATCGTGCAAAGGGAACCGAAAAGTCCTTCGAGTTCCTCTTTCAGATACTGTACAACGCAGCGGTAGAGTTCTACTATCCGAAAAAGGATGTCCTGCGGGCATCTGATGGAAAGTGGTATGAGAAGAACTCCCTGAAGGTGTCGAGTTCTCTCGGTGACCGCATATTCGAATCGGTCGGCCGGATTGTCTATCAGAGAGATTCGTCCGGCAAGATCACATCGTCCGCAAAGGTCGTAGATGTCTCCTTGTATCAACAAGGACCGTATGAAGTTGCTGAACTGACGATATCGGGAAGAAATGGTTCGTTCTCCCCCGGCAGCAGAGGCATTAGTTTTGATGCAGATACAGAAACTCTACATGAGTTGCGGGTCTATACCGTTGTTGGGTCTGTTTCAATCACCAACGGTGGATCAGGTTATGTCGTTGGTGACAAGGTAGTTTTCACCGCAGCGAGTGGTGACAGCGGAGAAGGTGCAATCGGTACTGTGTCTCTGGTGACCAGTACGGGTTCGATTCGCCGTATCCGTATGGAAAACTTCGGCATCAATTACCTTCGTACACCACAGGTCACGGTTCAATCGCTTAGTGGATCGGGATTCTCGGGTGCAGCAATCACCTCACCTCTTTGCTTGTCTGAAGGCTACTATCTGAACTCTGATGGTCGGCTTGACACGAGCAAGGTATTGCAGGACAACCATTACTATCAAGACTACTCATATGTCTTGAAGTCCGAGATTGTGGTTGATGAATATCGTGAGACTCTTCGCCGTCTCGTCCATCCCGCAGGAACGGCGATGTTCGGTCAGATTCTCATCAAGCGTTGCTCACACGCAAACCTCGCCAATTCCTCCGCACTCATTCGGTATGAAGTGCCGATCATCGGACACTACATTCCATACACCTTCAATACCTTCGATAACTTGAAGGATTGGTTTACGATATCGGGTACGGGTGCATCTGGTGGGACAATCATTCCTGTTGGGTATGATCCAGACCTCCACGACCGCCTCATAAAGTTTGGACAGTTCTCACCAAGTCTGCCTATCGAACAGACAACCATTGGCAATCCAATCACGAACTTGGTTTCGTTCGTGAATGCCACAGGACCGTCTTATGCTCCGTTGAGTCAGGCAGGCTTTCAGAACGCAGATCCATTTTGGATCGTCTATGAGCATCCGAACCGCAAGATTCAGGGACCAGTCATCGCACAGATCTGGAAGAACCAACTTTCAGACTTTGTTGGTTGGAATGAATGGTGTTCCGTCACGGGAGGTGGTCATTCGGGTGGATGGACTGCCGATTTCTATAGCGATCCGTCACTTGAGAAGAAGTATGCGTTCCTCACCTACAACACAGAATCGGCATTCCGAAAAATCACCGCTCGGTCGTTCTTCGAGATGCCTGTCGGCACGGAGTTCGATTGCCGTGTGGAATCCAACGATTCATATGCTCGTCCAAGACTAATCATCACCAACCCAAAGAACGGCAAGTCATTCAACACGACAATCTCGAAGACTTCGCCGTTGGTTTTGAACTTCATTGTTCGCAACTTCGAAAACTCCGCAAGACTTGGTGGAGTCAAGTTCAAAATCACATTGGACGGAAGAGACATTGCATACACGCAAGATTTGAATGCTCGATCCTATAGCATCCCAACCGTGACTTTCGGGACGCATCGCATCAGAGTCGAGATGGTGAACTCTGCCAACAGAATGGTTGAAAACATCTACGATGAGATTTTGTTTGCCTATGTCAAGCCCACATCAAATGGCGGCATCAACAACAACACTTCTTCGGGCGGTGCTGTCGGTGATAATGGTGGTGTAATCGACACGGGCGCAACAGGAAGTACTGGCGTAACGGGTGGCAGCGGAAAGACAGATCCCGGCGACGACAACACAAGTGACGGAAACACAACAGACCCAATTGGTGGCGACAACGGCGACAATCCCGACAACCCCGATGTTCCCGATAATGGGGCTACGGGCGGTGGCGGAATTGGGAACGGTGGATCCGGCTTTATCGGATTCGACTTCAACGGTGATGGCAAGATCGATGCTGCTGATCTTGGAATGTTGCTAGGCGCATGGGGGACATCCAATACCAAGTTTGACAGCAACGGTGACGGCAAGGTAGATGGTGGTGATCTTGGTGCGTTCTTCGGATCGTGGACACCTCCTCGTGGTGGAACCGATGGTGGCAAGCCGGGAGACATTTTCCGTGGCTTTGACTTCAACGGTGACGGCAAGATCGATTCGGCAGACCTCGGAATGCTGCTAGGCGCATGGGGGACATCCAATCCCAAGTTTGACAGCAACGGAGACGGCAAAGTCGATGGTGCCGATATCGGAGCGTTCTTTGGTGCATATCAGAATTCGCAGAACAGCGGAGGTGTGATATTCCGTGGATTTGACTTCAACAATGACGGTAAGGTAGATGGCGCAGACTTGGCGTTGCTCTTGACTGCTTGGGGAACATCTGATCCCATCTACGATTCAAATGGCGATGGTATTGTTGATGGTGCAGATCTTGCAGCATTCCTTGGAGATTGGAATGGAAATGTGAGCGGAACTTCCGTCTTCACAGGTTTTGACTTCAACGAAGATGGCAAGATTGATGGTGCTGATCTTGGACTATTCCTGTCTCAATGGGGAACTGCAAACCCAAGATTCGATAGCAACGGTGACGGTAAGGTAGACGGTGGTGATCTTGGTGCGTTCCTTGGTGTGTGGACTCCACCGCAAAACGGCACAGACAACGGAAATCCAACAGATACTTTCACGGGATGGGATTTCAACGGTGATGGGAAGATCGATGCCGCTGACCTCGGACTGCTGCTTGGTGCTTGGGGAACATCAAATCCGAAGTACGATTTCAATGCCGATGGCAAGATTGATGGTCAAGACTTGGGGGCATTCTTCGGCGCATTCGCAAACTCGCTCTCGTGGGGTGGAAAGACATTCCACGGATTCGACTTCAATAGAGACGGCAAGATTGATGGTGCAGACATGGCATTGCTCATGGGTGCGTGGGGAACTTCGAATCCTGAATTCGACAGCAATGGAGACGGCATCGTAGATGGTGCAGATCTCGCTGCATTCCTTGCAGTATGGGGAGATCCGAATTCGGGTGGATCGGGCTTGCGGTATGACTTCAACAATGACGGTAAGGTAGATGGATCTGACTTGGCTGAACTGCTTACCGCTGTGGGATCAACTGATCCTGCCGACTTGGCGAAGTACGATCTAAATGGCGATGGAATGATTGATGGTGCTGATATCAAATTGTTCAAGGACTTCTGGGAGCAGAAGCCTTTCCACAGCCTTGACTTCAACGGTGACGGTATTGTCGATGCCGCCGATTTGGCTGAACTGCTTACCGCTATTGGATCAACCGATCCTGCTGACTTGGCGAAGTACGATCTCAACAACGACAATGTCATCAACAGCCTTGATGTTGACCTCTTCAACAAGGGATGGACAAAGGAGCCATACAATACTTATGACTTCAATGGTGATGGTAATGTGGATGGGTCTGACTTGGCTGAACTGCTTACCGCTATTGGCTCAACAGATCCCGATGATCTGAAGAAGTACGATCTGAACAACGATGGCAAGATCGATGGTGCAGATGTTGCCATCTTCCAGAGGCAATGGATCAAGCCATATCAAAAGTATGATTTCAATCAGGACGGTGTTGTCGATGGTGCAGACTTGGCTGAACTACTTACTGCTGTTGGATCAACAGACCCCGATGACTTGGCGAAGTACGATCTGAACGGGGATGGCAAGATTGACTCTACCGACATCGCCATCTTCAACAAAGCACAATCCAACGCACCGAATTCAAACTATGACTTCAATGGTGACGGTGCCATTGACGGTGCTGACTTGGCACAGATGTTGACCTATATTGGATCGACAGACCCCGATGACTTGGCGAAGTACGATCTGAACGGCGATGGCAAGATTGATGGTGCAGATGTCACGATCTTCCAAAACAAGTGGAACAATAGCACAAGCGTCAATCTCGACTTTAATGGAGACGGCAAGGTCGATGGTGCTGATTTGGCAGAGTTGCTCACGGTGATTGGATCAACCGATCCCGCAGATATTCTAAAGTACGATCTGAACAAGGATGGTGTCATCAACAATGACGATGTCCTGATCTTCCAGAAGGCGTGGAATGGGTCACAACCACCATTCATTGATTACGATTTCAACCACGATGGAAAGATCGATGGAGAAGATCTAGCCTTGCTTCTCTTGGCTGTTGGCACAACTGATCCTGGATTGATCAAGATATATGACTTGAATCAAGACGGTAAGGTCGATTCTGCCGATGTTCGTCTCTTCCAAGACAAGTGGTCGAATGGGAATGGGCAGACCGGAGAATTCATCGGTTTCGATTTCAACGGTGATGGAAAGATTGATGCTTCCGACCAAGCCTTGTTGATGGCAGCAATGGGAACTCCTGACCTAAGATTCGATGCAAACGGCGATGGCAAGGTCGATTCTGCCGACTTGGCTCTGTTCTTGGCTGCATGGGGAGGCGGAACCGATACGAGAAAGTTCGAAGGATACGACTTCAACAAAGATGGCGTTGTCGATGGTGCCGATTTTGCTGACTTGATGCTGAACATCGGTACGAACGATCCCTACTACGATGCAAACGGGGACGGTATTGTTGACCAACTCGATGTCGATCTGTTCAAGTTGGTTTGGAATGGAACAAGCAACAATGGTGGCGGAACGACTCCTCCAAGTCAGTTCACAATTTTGTTGGATGGTCCGTTTACTACCGGAGATGCTGTGTTGGATGCACAGTATCGAGCCAAGTTCGATGCAACAGGAGTGAAGTACTACAAGTTTGTATATGAGGACGCTATATCTTCACTCGGACCAGTATTCAAGCAGTTCCCAAACAACGCAACTATCTACAAAGACTCTTTGGCTGCTTACATCCATGAAAAACTTGGAGTTCAACCGAACTCACCTACCGTAGAATACATTGCCCTTGACTTTGAGTTTGATTTTGATGCTGCGATTGGTTCGGGAAAATCTTATGGTTCGAGTGGTTTGCTATCCGCAGATACGACATTGAATGGTCCGAACAATGTTCGTGCCACAAATCAATTCAAGGAAGCAATCGCATATTGCAAGCAGATCTTTGGTCCGAATGTAAAGTTCACGCAATGGGGATATCCGTATGTGTTGAACTATTGGCTCCCATCAGATCCATCGGGGACAGACCAAAACGATTGGGCACACACGACCCCTGCATATCGAGAGAAGCGAATTCAAGTCTCGACTACGCAGTATAAGGAAGTATTCAAGTCGTTCGACTATTGCTTGCCATATGCCTATGATTCTATTCCTAGCCAAAGTTCAGTTGAAAGTGGGATTGTTCCACGGTCAATCACAATGGACAACGGCAGAGGGCTTGGAGTTGCCTTCGATTACACGACAGCAAATCAAAACAACGATCTCTACCGACTTGGCTCCAGCATTATTGCGACGAGAATAAAGACGATAAATGGGATAAATATTAATCCCCTTGGCATATTCCCTAGCATTTCTCTTTGGTATGCACCAGTATCGTCATGGTACTACGGAGATCCTTCGCAGTATAATGTGGCAATACCCGTTTCCGAACATGTCGATTTTGTCAGGAAGTTGAAAGCAGAGCAGATAGGCATAGACGGTATCTCGTTCTGGGGTACAGGTGGAGAGTATCAGTATGGAGTTCTCATTTTCGAGAAGAACGGACAACCGGTTTGGTCTCCCGACGAAGCAACGCCTGCGGAGATAGAGTTGTCCCGTCAGTACATTCTTCAACAAGACGCAAACGGAAACTACATCCATGTCTATCCGTGGTTTGTTGGATCAAGCGCAAGCCTGACCCCACTTCAAAGGGCATTGGAATTCATTGACTACTGGTTCGAAGATCAACGCCGTGCTAGAAATCAACAGAAGGTGATGCAGAAGCAATTCATCGATATGTACTACGGTGGGGTTTCTCCGATCCCGTCAAGATTCTCGTCTTGGCACGATCCAGCGTTCCGCCGTGAAGGAATGAGCAAGGTCAATGAGTCATGGTTGGCTGCAATTGCTCAAATGAAAGCACTCTAAAGGGATCTAAATAACAAGCCATGTCCTGCGATCCATTCCGCCAAAACCACAAGCGTTTCGTCGCCAACACGCTCCTCGATCAGTTCAGCGACATCTCGGAAGAGAATCTTTTCCTTTCCATCGGCAAGATCACTCAATGGGGGATTACCGCAGGATCGGATATTCCTGTCTCATCGATGGATACTGTGCAGGACGATACCGACTTTTGGCGGGGCTTGATTGCTGCCAAGCGGATCAATCGGTCTGACATCTCTTTGGTCATTCGCCGTATAGATTGGACCGCATCGACCGTTTACCGTCCTTATAGGAATAATGTCGATCTGTTCGATGACACCATCCCCGCAGACTTCTATGCCCTTGTGGACGAGGAGCGGGTCTATGTGTGCATCGACAACAACTACGATTCACCGTCCCTCTACCCACCAACCCACACCGACACAACCATCCGCAGATTGGGGGATGGCTATCGTTGGAAGTTCCTCTATAGCATCCCAGAATCCAAGCGCAAGTTCTTGACCAAGAGTCGTCCCGGTGCAATCGGTTACATGCCCGTCGAGTATGTCGAGACTCTGCGTCCAAGTGATGACCGCACCCTGCAATGGAATGTGCAACAGGCAGCAGTAAACGGCAAGATTGAGTTTGCTTACATTAACGAAGAAGCAAAGGGATATTGGAGAAGCACTCCGTCATGTGTGCTGCCGTCCAATTCGAATGTCGTTGTCCGTGGAGCATCCGCAGGAGGGATGACGGCATACATCTACTCGCAAGAGTTGCTTCCAGACTCAAACCTATACAAAGGAATGGTTCTGTCGATTGACGCTGGTCCCGGTCAGGGTCAGCGCAGAGTCATCAAGAACTTCACCTACGGCGTTTCTGGCAGTTATGGAATTGCTCAAGTCGAGATTGATGCCCTAGTTCTTGGTCTTTCGGGAACAGACGATGGTGATCAGCAATCCTACTTCAGCATTTTGCCGCAAGTGGTGGTTGATGGTGATGGTCGTGCATACAACAATACGAACAATCCAGCCATTACAACAGCGGACTTTGTTCTGAAGTTTGCACCGCTACCATCTGCTACTGGTGCATCGGGAGCAACAGCCAGCGGAAAGATATTGAGCAGCATCGAAGTTGTTGACGGTGGTCAGGAATACACATATGCGAATTTGAGTGTTCCAAAGGGGTTGGCATATGTTGAAGGAACACCATCCCAATACATCGATCTCTCCAAGAACATCTTTGCCGTGATGCCACCACAGGGCGGACATGGAGCAAATCCTGTCCGTGAACTTGGTGCAGCAGCATACATGATCGTCAAGGAATACAGCCAAGACGAGGGTGGAAAGGTCAACACAGACAACGATTTCCGTCAGTTTGGCATTCTTCGCAACCCGTTGTTGCGGGACAAGCAAGTCAGACTCAAGTTCTATCAGCCGGGTTTGACGGGTTCGTTTGTGGTAGGTACGACCGCAGGATATCGAAATGGTCCGGTTGGAACTGTCTTGGAATGGTGTCCTGGACAGGCGGGTACAACGGCGACAAGCCAACTTGTGCTTGGTGATGTCCATGGCGGCACAGGAACATTCTCTGCGGGAGCAACGGTCGGCAGTCTTACTGTCTTTGATGTGGTGAACAAGACCGTTGCAGGAACAGAGGGTCGCCACCTGATGAAACTGACTTTGATCCCGACATCATCGGAATTCAGTTCTAACGGCAACGATTTCCGTTTCATGAACTTCGTACACGGTGTTGGTGACAGGGCTTCGAATACTCCGCAGTCACGGTCATCAGGTGAAGTCTATTCGTGGAAACCCACCGCAGGAAGCAATAAGTCTGGAGACCTTTACTTGGAGAACCCAAAGGGGAAGTTCAATGTGGGCGAACAGGTTCTACAGACAACCCCCTTCTTTGCAGGATCGAATGGGCTGACAGGGTCAGGAAAGATATACTCAATCGATACGGCACTTGTGAATGTGCCGTCCACATACGATCTCACGACCTCCGTCACCCTGTTTGGTGAAAACTTCGTGAACGGCACCTTTGAAAAGGACACAAAGGTTACATTCGTCAGGGGAATGACCAGTTCGAGCGGATATGTGGTCGATTGGACTCCCGCTACGGGCGGAACCAACGGATACATGCGACTCACGGGTGTTCAGGGTACGGTGGTTGCTGGAATGACAGCACAGTACTTTGCGTCGAACGGTCCTGGCTTGACCTCTCTGGTGAGTGCCTTGGTGCAATCCATCGAACACAACAACGAACTGAAGTATAGGTCGGGAGATGTCCTATACATACAGAATATCAAGCCCATCATGCGGGACATCGAGCAAAGAGAAGAGATCAAACTCGTAATCGAGTTCTGAGGTAG